GCGATAACGCATTATCTAAAGCCTTCCGTAATGGTGGAGCAAGCGGTGTAGTATTCCCTGATGATCCTGATATCGATAGACTAACAGAAGAGCAGAGAGCGCAACTAGAGCATTATCTACGCTCTATGAATGGGCCTGATAACTATAAATCCTGGTTAGTATCAAGCGCAAAGTTAGGCTTTCAGGCTTTTGGTATTCCTCCGATAGATTTAGAAATACTCGAAAGCGGTAAGATGTCGCAGAGAGATATCTGTAATGTGTACAATTATCCTTCTGAACTATTAAACGATCCGGATAACAAGACTAATGCTAACAAAGTGCAATCTAGAAAGCAGTTGTACCTTGATAATGTGATTCCTTCTCTAGTAAGAGACTTCGCAGAGATGAATCGTTCTATCGTTCCTAGATTTAAGGATAAAAACTATCATCTTGATTTTGATATACAGAGCATCGATGCAATAGGCCAAGAGACCGGTGATAAGGTGAGTTGGCTTGCTCAAGCCTGGTGGCTAACACTAGATGAGAAAAGAAAAGAAATGGGATATGAGCCAATCGGAGACGATGCTCGATACATCCCGGCCAACCTCATACCTGATACAACCTTTGAAATGACAGAGGATGATATAAAGAGATTGAAGGCCGACTATGCCAATACCAACTCCAAAGCCTAACGAAGCAGAGAGTTCTTTTATGAGCCGATGTGTTAGGTTCGTAATAGATGAAGGAACTCCGCAAGAACAAGCAGTCGCAATCTGCACTTCTCAGTATCGTAAAGAGAAGCTCAAGGTGATGACTTGGAAAACGATTGACCGTAAGAGAGCATCTTATATCAAGTACGCCAAAACTGAGTTTTTTCGAGCTTTAAAGACTCAAGCCAATGAATACCTTGATCAGGTAAAAGCTAACGGTTTATCGGCAGAATATAATATCAATAGAGCGCCTATTGAAAACGCTATGTTCAATGTGTACTCTAGAGTAATGAGACAGTTCGCTCAAGATACATATGCCGATTTGATAAAAAGAGCTAACAAGACTGAGATTAATTGGGATGAATGGGTATCAAGATGGTTTGATGAAAATGTCATCGACTTAACGGACTTAATGACTGGTACAACTGAGAGAAGCGTTAGAGAGATTGCACAAAGAGCTATCCTTGAAGGATTGAGCATTAGAGAGTTTCAAAACGAGCTAATGAATAACTTTGCAGTATCAGAGCGCCGAGCTGAACTCATAGGCAGAACAGAGATAATCCGAGCAAGTAATGCAGGTTCTTTGTTGGGAGCGCAAGAAACCGGATTTCCTATGCAGAAGTACTGGCTTGCTACTAGAGACAATCGCACAAGAGGATTAAATCCTAAAGACGTATTCGATCATTATTCAATGGATGAGGACAAAGGCATCCCACTAGACCAAGCGTTCAATGTGAGCGGAGAGTACTTACAACATCCTGGAGATAGAGCAGGTTCTCCAGGCAATACAATCAACTGCCGATGTACTATGACTTATGAAGTTATTGATACCGATATAGAATGATAGTCATATTTTCATACAATCGGCCGGATATGCTTGCAAGGCTTATAGATGAATGCCCTGAGAGACCGGTAGTGATTGATGATGGTTCTGATTTTGACTCTCTGTTATTCGCTAAGAAGTGCGACTTCCATAGACTTGAGCATAAGGGTAGAGAAGGCTTTTGGGAGAACTGGGATTATGCACTCAAGATATGCGAGGCCTCCAATGATGAATACTTTACATTCCTGCCCGATGATTTTAGCTCAGTACAATGGGATGTACTAAATAAGTTTAAACAAAAAAGCCCATTCGCCTACAATCTCCTCAATGATGGGAGGACTCAATGCTTTATCGCTTGTAAGCCAGTAGAGAGAGAATTTCACGGCATCCCATCAATACAAGTAGCGTTCACAGATTGCGGATATCATTGTAATCGCTCAGCGTTAAATGTTTTAGATTTTACAATGCCTCCAGTAGATCAAGTACGATTCGATGATCCGGAAGCCAGCTCTCAAGTTGGTATGTATCAATCGACACAGTTCTTCATTAACTTTGTTCCTATGTTTATCCCTAAGAAGTCTCTAGTCAAGCACGGAGATCATCCTTCTATGATGCATCCGGAACTCAGAAAGAAAATACCTCTAATTAACCAATAGTTATGTTTATGAGAATAATCGGAATACTTTCTTACTTACTAACGGCGCTCTTATGTTTTTGGGCAGATTGGAGGATAGGGGTTGCTTTCATTACATTCTACATCGCATTCAAAATAGAGGTTTATGATAACCGCCAATCTAGCGACGATTAAGTCAAGGCGTTATACCTTGCAAGGTGTAATTGACTCACTAAAGCATCAAGTTGACACCGTTAGGGTATATGCTAACGATTATCTTCCGGATGTCAAGGATGCGCAAGTATTTACCGGATGCGATTATACCGACAACTCTAAATTTTTTTGGCTTCCTAAAAGCAGAGGAATCTATCTCTCTTGCGATGACGATCTAATATATCCTCCCGATTATGTCGAGACTATACTCAAGGGAATGAAGAAATATCCTGGATGTTGGATAACCTTTCACGGTCGTAAGATGCTAGGGTATGGCCTAGACTATTACAGAGGACACATGGTGTATCAATGCCTAAAAGATGTAAAGGGAGACTACGAGCTAGATATACCAGGAACTGGAGTATCTGCTTTTCATACGGATGACTTCAAATTTGATATGCAAGAATGGAAGCATCAAAGAATGTCCGATATTATGGCCGGCCAAGAAATAGCAAAGCGCCGTAAGAAGATAATATGTCTAGGACACGAAGCCGGATGGATTCAGCACTTAGAAAACAAAAGTACTATTTATCACGAAGAGATTGGTAAGCCTCTCCAGTCTCAACAAGCCGATCTAGTATATTCGATGCGATACGAGCAAGGTTAAGAAGCTCCTCTATATCCTTTGCATCAACTGGCCAATTATTACGCAACTGCTCATCTACTCTATCAAATAACTCTGTCATAAGTATATATTTAAGGTTTTTGCAATATATCAAGGGTAATTGTTAAATAATGTAAAAAATCCGTATTTTTACAACAAACCTTTTTTATGAGTTATACCGATTATCCAAAGAGCGCAAGCAACAACGCAAAGAGAGCCTTGAAGTACAAGGAGGAATCCGGCAATCCTAAAGGATGCGGTACTCCGGTAGGATGGCGTAGAGCAACTCAGCTTGCTAATAGAGAGCCTATCTCTGAGGATGTAGTAAAACGTATGGCTTCATTCAATCGGCACAGACAACACAAAGATGTTCCTTACGATGAGGGGTGCGGTGGTTTGATGTGGGATGCTTGGGGTGGTACTTCGGGCGTAGATTGGGCGATACGTAAATCAAAACAAATTGACGAGGAAAAGATGTTCGATGCAATCTCTGAAGTTGAAACAAAAGGAGTGATGGACACTCTAAAAGAGAAAGCGAAAGAACATAACGAGGATGTTGGAGATGTTGCTTCTAAACGCACAACTGCCTCAACGTTAAAGAAAGTATATGATAGAGGAATCGGCGCTTATAGAACGAATCCTCAATCTGTTAGGCCGAGCGTAACAAGCGCATCTCAATGGGCATTTGCACGAGTGAATTCATTTTTGTACGTATTGAGAAACGGCAAGTTCAGATCAGGTAAACACGATACAGATTTATTACCATCAGGGCATCCTATGAGTTCAAAAAATCATCATTACGAAATGGAAGAAAAAGCACCTCAATTATCATACTTTCGCACCGAAGAAGAAGCAGAGGAATACGCTGAGTTCTTAGGTTGTACCGGAACTCATACTCATTCAATGGATGGAGAGACTTTTTTTATGGCTTGCTCATCTCACGAGCGTAACGTAGAACTTGAAGAAAACCGACAAGATAAAAACATTATGAAGCAATTTATTACCAAAAAAGCCGGCATCCTTAAAGATGTCGATGTCGAGCGCCGTATGATTGAAGGATATTATTCGGTTTTCGATTACAAGGATTCCGATGGCGATATAATGATGAAAGGGTGCTATACCAAAACCATCAAAGAGAACGGACCAAACGGAAAGAACAGAATTATGCATCTCTATCAGCACGATCCGCTTACTGTACTGGGTAAGCCATCAATGCTAGTAGAAGATGAGAAAGGGCTATACTTCCGTACTGCTATAACCGATACACAGTTAGGAACGGATGTTCTCAAGTTATACAGAGATGGAGTTCTTAAAGAGCATTCAGTCGGTATCAATTTTGTACGTAGAGACTTCTCTAACGAAGATGAAGCCTACATAGTCAACGAAGTCAAGATGTGGGAGGGATCGACTGTTACTTGGGGAGCGAATGAAATGGCGCTTGGAGGAATGGCCAAAGGTTCGCAGAAAGATCAGGTTGATCAATACAAAACATTAGTCAGAGCATTTGACTCAGGAGACTATACTGACGAGACTTTTATGCTAATTGAAATGCATATCAAGAATTTGGAAGAAGCATTAAGAAAATCACTTCAAAACACAGAAGCCGAGCCAATCACCTCTGTAAGTAATGACGCCGATTTTGATGCAATTTTCAAACAATTCAACAATCAACTACAAATCGAAAAGGAGTTCAAATTATGGACTTAGAAAACACCTTAAAAGAAGGCTTGGCTTCTGTAAAGAATGGTCTAGCCGAACAAACTAAAGCCCTTGAGGAGCGTTATAGCAAACTCGAAGAGCAAGTACAACTTTCAGGCGAAGCTGATTCAGCTACCAAGTCTGAAATCAAAAACCTTGAAGAAGTAATCGCTTCTCAAAAGGAAAGAATCGAATCAATCGAAAAGAATAGCAACCGTTTAGGCGGTGGCTCTCAGCCTATGTCTCTAAAAAACATCCTAAAGGATGGTTTAGATTCAAACAAAGAGCAAATCGAAGCATTCAAAGCAGGTCAAATCTCAGGATTTACAATGGACACCAAAGCAGTTATCACCGAATCAGGTGCTTATACTGGTGATGTTGTTCCTGCTGATTATGTTCCTGGATTCAAATTCGATCCTGAGCGAAGAGTTCATGTACGTCAGTTCCTACCAGTAGGCACTACTAACTCTGACAAAATCCGCTATATCAAAGAAACTAACTTCACCGATAACACCGGTGTTACTGCCGAAGGCGATGCTTCCGGACAAAATGACTTTGATTTAGTTGCAACTGATGCAGTAGTAGAGAAAATCTCTGCTCATTTCCGAGTTTCTAAAGAGGCTCTTAATGATACTGCCGGTCTAGCTTCTCACATCTCCCTAAGAGGTATGGAGAAGTATATGAAAGCCGAAGATGCTTACAACTTATATGACTCTACTTATGGTCTTACTGTAACATCTACTGACTATGCTTTAGATCAGTATACCGGCGATGCTGATGCTCAAGAGTACGATGTACTTCTAGAAGCTATCAAGCAAATCCGTAACCGTAACTATCAGCCATCTGCGGTAATGATGTCCGTATCTAGATACTTCGACATGATCCGTAACAAGGATGCTGATGGCCGTTACATCTTCCCACAAGATGTTATCTTCGGAAGCCGTGTGCCTTCTATCTTAGGTGTGCCAGTAATTGCTACTAACGCAATCAACGACACCGATGGAGATGCTGATGACTTCTTAGTAGCTGACTTCGCACAGTTGACAACTTTATTTGATCGTGAGTCTGTTTCTGTTCGTTTCTACGAGCAAGATCAAGACAATGCTATCAAAGATTTAGTTACTGTACAAGTTGCAGGCCGTTTAGCTCTACCGACTTATCTACCTAATGCAGGTGCTTTCGGTAACTTCACAACTGCAATCATAAACGCAGGTAATAGCTAATATTACCCTAAGGATGTTTGGAACTTGGGGAGGTTCGATTCCTCCCCATCCTTCTCAATTAAACCCTAGTATTATGCCTTACAGAGCGAGACGTAGCTTCATCCATAGAAATCAACGAATTAAGAAAAACGATCCTCTCAAATTAGATAAGGGTTCGATAGCTGACTTACTTAGCAAAGGACTAGCATACGAGACAAAAGAGGACAAGCAAGCCTATACGATAGATGCTAAGGCCTTCATCGAAAAAGACGAAAGCACTAAAACGATGTACTACGTAAAACGTAACAATCAGATTATCGATAGACTAACCAAATCCAAAGCCGAAAAATTAGTCGAGGAACTCAATGCTTAAATCTCCTTACAAGGGTAAAACTGGCCCATTCACTTACTCAACTGTTGACACCGGAACAAATGCCTCTACCGATGTACTAAGTACGGCAGATGCTAAGGCCTGGATGCGAGTAGATACCTCCGCAGATGATTCGCTGATTGCAAGTCTAGTCGCAGAGAGTATAGATTTTGCAGAAGAGCAATACGGATTCCAACTAATAGAGAAAACAGTTACAATCGAGTACGAGTATTATGGCAAGGAAGTCCGATTACCTCTCTACCCGGTACAAAGTATCACTTCAGTAAAGACAGTCGATACGGTAGGAACTGAGACAACTCTAACAAACAACCAAGATTATTATCTCACCGGAGATACTCTAGTCATAGATACGGTGTACGGATGGGAAGTTCCTGACGATAGAATAAGGCTAAAGGTTGTATATGTTGCAGGGTATAGCTCTATACCTTCCGGAATAACTCTAGGAATAAAAAAGCTAGTAGCATCCAACTACGAAGATCGCCAAGATGTAGTAGAAGGAAGCGTATCAATGATGCCAAATAGTAGCAAGGCGCACTTTAAGAGATACGCAAAGCTATGAAAACCAAGTCTCGACAAATAAACATCGGGATGATGAAGCAGAGAGTTACGATACAGTATTACTCTCTAAGCTCTGATGGGATGGGTGGTAATACTAGAACCTGGAACACTCTCGGTACTGTATGGGCTGATGTAAAGCCTCTGTCAGGCTCTGAGGCGCTCGAAGTGGGTGGATTGAAGGGTAAGACTAAGTATAAGATTCGGACTCGTTATAGAGACGATTTCGTAAGCGCCGGATATTCGAGAGATACCTATGACCATCTATTAAAATTGCAGTACGATGGAAAAGAATTAAATGTAGAATACGCTATCAACTCAAACGAAGATAATGCCGTTACTGAACTTATAGCATTTGCAGAATGATAAGCGTTAAGGCTGATATCAAATCTATAAACAAGACTCTCAAGGTACTAGATAGTTTAGGAGACAAAGTACGCAAGTCAGCAGAGAGAGAAATAGAACGCTCTGCTCGTAATATAGAGGGCAAGGCTAAGAGAAACGCTCCAACCGGTGCGAATAATAGATTAAAGACTTCTATTGATGTAAGAGGATCGGGCTTGTCGAGGGAAGTATTCACAGATGTAAAATATGCTCCTTATGTCGAGTTTGGTACTAAATCAAAGGTTGACATACCTCCTGGACTCGAAGGTTATGCGATGCAATTCAAAGGAAAGAAAGGAGGCTCTTATGAGGATATGGAAAAGAGTATTAAAGTATGGGCAAAGAGAAAAGGCATACCGGAAGAGGCAGTATATCCTATTATAAAATCGATACTCCATAAAGGAACAAAAGCGCAACCGTTTTTATTTCCGGCTTTCTTCGCCGAACAACCTCAACTCTTAAAACGTCTCAAAGGAGTATTACGTGGCATTAAATAAGATGCACAAAGAAACCGGTCGGATGCTTCGTGAGGATAACACTTACGTCAATCGGGCGGATTATATCTATAACTCACACAGAGATTACTATAAGAAAGTTCTTGATTTTCCTATTGAGGCTTCTAAAGGGAATGTTCCTAGTCATACGGTTATACATAAATTTGGCCGTAATTCAGCGATAACTAACACATTCGATCCTATAACTGAATCTACCTTTTATCGAACTCCTACATCAAATACGGCGCTCGAAGTAGTATCTGATGATGCTGATGATAATGCAACCGGTGCAGGAGCAAGATCAATCACTTATGAAGGCTTACAAGAGTCCGGAGGAAACTTAGTAGTAGTAACTAATACAGTATCTTTAAATGGTACAACTCCAGTAGCTTTACCTGATTCGCTTATAAGGCTGTACAGATGGCAAGTAGCAACTACCGGAACGTACGCTCATCAAACTGCGCCGAGTCATCAAGGAACTTTGACTATACAAGAAAGCGGAGGTGGTGATACTTGGTCAGAGATAGCAATAAATACATTTGGAAGAGGGCAGTCTCAGATAGGAGCTTATACAGTTCCTAGCGGATATACCGCTTTTATTTCCGATGTAGTTTATAGCGTAGAAAATGACAAAGAAGCTGAGATACTTTTATTTCAAAGAAATGGCGTTTTAAATACTACTGCTCCATTTGATCCTATAAGATTAGTAACAGAGATAAGCTCAGCCAAAGGAGCATCAAATGTTCATTATCCTGCGCCGTTATCATTTGATGAGGAGACTGATATCATATTTTTTGGTAAATTAAAAGCAGGCTCAGGGCCTGGAACAGTAGATTTCACCTTATACCTCGTACAAAATGGCTAAAGATCCAACAACAGAACTACAACAAGCGTATTACACGCTACTTACTGGAGCATTAGCAGTCAATGTCTATGATGAAGCTCCATCAGATGCAACTTATCCTCACGTACATTTCGGAGATACGACTCTAACGGACTCTAGCACAAAAAGCGAGTTTATGGATGAGGCAACGTTTTCTCTCTCCGTAGTGGACAGATATGCGCTCGACTCAGGAACTAGGACTTATATCAATGCGATTGTAAATACTATCAAGGAAACGGTAAGAACTAGAGCCGATGTGTTCGGTTTGACTAGCTTCGATGTAGTTTACACGGTAGTCGATAATGATATTTTCCGCCAAGAGTACACCGGCACTTATACTTATTGGATTCGTGAGTTACGATTCCGACATAAGATAGAGGAAAAATAGTCGCACGAATTTCGTATCTTTTAACACAACTAACAACTAAACAAATAGAAAAATGGCAATTAACGGAACACTTGTATTAGTAAACGCTCAAGGTAGTGCTATTGCTTCTACTACTGATGCTACACTAAACATTGAAATGAATGCTCCTGATGCTTCTACTAAAGGCTCTGCCGGATGGGCGGAAAGCATAGCAGGTCAGAAGTCTTGGAGTATTGATGTTGATGGTTTAGCTACATTCGACTATTCTAGCGGTAACGTTCAAGAATTAGCAGGATATTTAACTGGCAGAACATCGGTTGCAGTACGTTTCTTACCTAACTCAGGAGTCGCTTTTTATGGTGATGCTTATATGACTTCTGTTTCAATCGGCGCTCCTAATGAAGATGTTGCTACTATAAGTGGTACATTTACTGGAGATGGCGAATTGAAAAAGGTAGAAATAAGCTAAGATGAAGCAAGAATTAACGCTCAAAATCGGCGGAAAAAGACGCTTACTTAAATTCGGAACTAATCAAACGGCTATTTACTGCGACAAATATGACTTGTCTTTGGTAGGTTATACCGAGTCATTATCCAATGATAAAGTAAAACCTGGAAACCTTAGAGATTTGATATGGAGTGCATTAGTGGCCGGCGCTCAGTACAAAGGTCAGGAAGTAGATTTTGATGAATTAAAAGTAGGCGATTGGATAGATGATCTATCTCAGTCTGATTTAGATAGCGTGTTCAATGTACTCTCTCCTAACGAGGGGGAGAGCGAGCCGGGAAACCTTTAGAGTGGCAAGAACTCTTTTCCCTCTGCAAACAAGCAGGAGTTTCTCGGCAGGAATTTTGGGAATTATCTTGGAAGGAAGTTTCAGCAATACTCAAGTCTCTAAATGAGCAAAGGATGCACGAATGGAATTTAATGAGACATAATGCTTATTTGATTTCAGTATATTCAGATTTAGAGGGTAAGGCTAGAAGGAAACTAAAACCTGAGACAATGTTCCCTCTTGACATAGACAAAAAACGAACAACCATATCGCACGATGAGAAGTGGAAACTTCATAGATTGATGCGGAGGATGAATAGAGATGGCTTCCTTAGCTGATTTAAATGTACGATTAGGAGCGGATGTCTCCCCATTAGCTAGAGGATTGAATCAAGCAAAGGGAAGTATATCATCTTTTAGTGGTTCTGTTCAAACGGCAAACGCAGTTCTCAAGCGTACTAATAATACAATCTTAGAGGTTGATTCTGCTATTGAAGGACTTGAGCAAGCCTATGTCAATGCAAGAACGGCTCAAGCAAGATTCGCCATTGGTGCAAAGATAGGACAACTCCGCACACTTCGAGCGGATATGACAAACGCTACCGGAGCGGTTGATGCGATGGGTGGTGGATTTAGTTCTACCGGAATGGCCGTTGTAAACTTTAACCGAGTTGTTCAAGATGCGCCGTTTGGTATCTTAGGGGTTGCCAACAACATTGAGCCTCTGTTATTGTCATTCCAATCATTAAAGAAAGAAGCCGGATCAACCGGAATGGCATTGAAGCAACTTATTAAAGGAGCTTTTACTGGGCCAGGTGCTTTGATTACGGTTTTCTCTGTCGTTTCTAGTTTGGCTATTGTATTCTCTAGAAGGAGTAGAGATACTGGTAAAGCAGGAGAGGAAGCAAGCGAAGGAATTAGCAAGAAAGCTGAAGCATTGAGAGATGTTGCTCAAGCGTATGAGTCTCTCAATCAGCAAACAACCGAGCAAGCCATTGATAATGAAATAGCGTTTACTCAAGAAATTCTTGATAAT